CTTCTGGAAAAGGAATTGACGGTGTTGTCAAATTATCCATGGATCCGGAAAACGGTATTAGTACAATGCCAAACGTTGGTGGAGTTAATGCTGATGAGATGATGCTCGGCTATATTATGGGAACACCTACGTTGAACAACATAGTTACTTTAAACGCTTCTAGTACGGATACAGAATGTTGTGAGATATATCCAGATGATACGAAAGTTTCAAATAGTTATTGTGATGCCATAGGGCAGTGTTTTAGATACTGGCATGGAAGTTATAAAATTAAAATATATATAACCGCTAGTCTATTTCATAACGTCAGATTGGTGTTTTACGTAAATAACTATAATGTTGCTTCTGATTGGATGGCAGCTTATCATAAAGTCATACAAGTTGAAGGTGATGTTGAAGTTGAAATGACGATGCCATATTTCGCACAGAAATTCGCAGCTGCTAATACCAATGCTGAAAAATGGGCTTTAAGAGTAAAAATTTTGAGTTGGTCTCAACCAGATCCTTCTACCTCTAAAGCTATATTTTTAAACGTATACAAAGCCACTGGTGAAGATTATAAAGTTGCTGGACTTTTGGATGTAATTATTCAGTGTAATCCACGAAAAGATTTTACGAAACCGTTTCCTTTCTTCCATGATAGTTTTTCAACTTACGGACAACAAGGTTTTCTTATGGGAGAAGAATATCACACACTACGTGAGGTTATGAAACGTTATCATACTATCGTAGCAGATGAATCAGGTTCATATCCATTATGGCAACCTACAATTAAGGGAGTTGAAAAATGGGGACATTTCTTCCGATTTTACAGAGGATCAATGCGATATAAATTACTATTCAAAGAGAAACAGCTTAAAACTCGTGTAGCCTGGTTTGCTAATTCCAACACTAGAAGTCATCATGGCTTTACTATGAGTTCTGAACAGAACCCTGTGTTGGATATTGAGACTCCTTGGTATACTGGTAATTTATTCGGTGACACTTCTACAGCATCATCCCGATTGTTGTATTATTCAGCGAATTCACAAGCTCCGGTATACATTACAAATGCGGTTGGAGAAGATTTTTCTATGCATTTCCTCCGTCTGGATGTTAACGAAATTGAAGTTAAAAATAGAAACGGAGGAATTGGACAGTTAAATGCCTTCTTACTTTCTTAAC